ATCTCCAACAGCACCATCCTCTCCTCTACGGCTTTAACCATAGTGGGGAGAATAACGCTATCGTCAACTTCCGCTGTCCCCTCTCCGCTTAACTTCACCTTTACTGGTGGACTCTCGGCGCGCATCGCTGCACGCCAATCATCCACTGCTGTTTTAGTTCCGTTAAGCTTATTCTTAGAAGTATAATCGCTATATAACTTGTAAAATAATGCACTCATTGAAAGAAAACAAAATAAAACCATAAGACTAGAATTGGAAGAAACTGTTTTAATAAGATTAGAAAATAAATCATAAATATAAGTAAAATAATAATGGAAAAATTCATAAATAAAATCAAAACTGGACCACCCCGAAGGTTGGTCTGGAAGAATACTATCTAAAATAGAAGAATGAGAATCTAACGATATTAAAGGCGTATCTAAACTTTCCGCTGCTAAATCTTCAGCTGCAGAAGTATAGTCTACATCAACATCATCATCTTCTTCAAAATCTTCTTCAGCGTCGCGCCTTAGAGTAAAAGCTCCAATGCGCACTCGCTCAATTGCATCTTGTGATAATTGGGTACTGGTGTAAACTGTACGAAAGTGTTTTTGCAAACCCTGTACAACTGCGAGCATCCATGACAACAACTTAACATTGTCTTGGACGTCACAACTGGTAGGAATATTACGCATATTAGGAGTAGGGTAAGAAGACACCACTTTATGCTGGTAGACATCGTATCGTTTGTAAACGACTTTGCCTTCCAGCAATCCTGTGGTAACATCTCTCACTACTCCTGTATAATCAAACACTTGACATCTTCTAAATAACGCCTCCTTATCTGAAATACAATCGCTCTTCGTAAATCCATTTAATTCTAAAAACTGGTTGGTAGTCAATAACATTAATTCTGAATCAAAATATTTAGTAAACTTTAAATCCGCTTCTGCACAGTCTAAAGGTAATTTCACGCAGGAAACCATATTAATAACAGTTCTCCATTGTGAAATCCCCTGTTGACCGACATCATCGATAACAAAAACTTCTTCATTGTTGTAGCCATCATAAAAATCTTTTCCATCTTCTGTAGGTTTAATCGTATGCACATAAGTCGACTTTCCTAAAACGGAAGCCAACTGAGTTGCATTAATAGATTTTCCTATACCTGCTGGTCCTTCAAAAACAATGCACACTGGTTCTTTCCTACTACAACTTTCATAAGCCTTAAGAGATCTAACTAACCTTGTAAATTCTTTATAAACTAAATTCGCTCTAACATTCTGCTTCAAAAACTCTAATAAATACTCATCCTTTGCAACCAATTCCTGGAGAGACCTTATTTCTTCTCTCCAATCATCCTTCATCATAACTCTCTTGTCTTTCTCCCATCTGTTCAATGATGACATCATTCTATCTACGATTCTTTTCCTGTGTCCTAAGTTAAATAACTTACGAACACAATCTAAAACCATAGTAGGAACATTGGGAATCTTCTCCAAACAAAATAAACAAAACTCAGAAACATAAGTAATCAAATCTAAAAATAAATTAGGAAAATCAAATAATCGCTTACCTGATAATAAATTAATACGTTTAACAATATCTATCAATCTATCTGGTAAAGCCGCAATTAGGATTGCCATCATCGCGGTGTCGAGAGACTCCGGTCTTAAACCAGAGGTAAAAGAAGGGGCTTCGGGAGAAAAAATTTTAACGCCTCGAACATACAAAGAATAAAAACGTAACAATTGGGAAACTAAATAAGCTGGGGTCCAGTTACAATAAACTGGAGTAGAAACTGAAATCAAAATAGAAGCTAAATCCATTAAAAAAGGTTCAAAATTTTCATCTTTAAAACCTTTAGCGCAGGCTTTAGACATTGCAAACATCTTAGAAATAATATTAAAAATATAAGAAATTCCGAAAAAGTCTTGACCGAACTTAAGTTTCTTAAGAACGCACAAAACTTCAGCTCTAGTTTTAGAGCCAAAACAATGAATAACTTTAGAATTAACAACACAAGAAAATTTGGACTTTTGCATCCACATGGTTTTATAAACAGAATCAACACAATACAAATAATTACGATCACAATCAAAGAAATACAAAACATCACAAGTACGGGATAAATTACGAAAAACAACACAAGAAAGATCCTCACCAATAAGTGAGGCTGCCATAATCGAGTCCAAGGTAGAAGTACGTAAGGGGGGGAGGGTTCTGTCTGTTTG